GCCCCTTGTTGTTTGACAGCTTGACAGGTAATGAGAAACGCGATATAGAAATGCAAACACCTGTCACACTGGCCCTTTTCGGAGTGTGACAGGTGTTTGACACTGTTTGACAGGTAGTAATTACGTCGCCTCATGCAGGCTCCGGATCTTGGCGACGATGGCGTTGTACTCCGACGGGTACACGACTTTGATCGCCTCCATGTGCTGGTCGATGACCGCCATGAGCTCTGGCGTGGGGACACCGACGGCCGCTGTTAGGAATTCAGACGATTTCGACTCGTCATGTTGCTTCGCCTTCAGATGGTCGCGCACCGTGTACAGGCACGCCAACCGCTCGCATATATCATACGTCGTCTCGGTCTCCGCCTCGAGTGCGGCGATCTCGTCTTCGACGACTGCTATATCGATCATTGCCGCCTCCTTCATTTGATGACAGGCACGTTGCGGCCGAGCGCCGTGTTGGCCGCGTGGATGATCTCACGCCCACGATTCGCCAGGTAATTGCACACCCACTCCTCGACATTGACCCACGTGTCTTCAGGGATTATCGCGTGGAGCGATTCGAGGAGCCCATAGCTGTACATCGCGCAATGCCCGACTTCGTGCGTCAGCACGACTTCAAGGTCGAGGCCACAGAGCCCGTTCGACAAATATACACACATTGTCGACGGGTCAGTCGTTGCCAGTCTGGAAGTACCGGTCCGGTCGATTAGTCGCGGGTCGTCGCGATCGACCAGGACCGGCCTCCATACGTCGCCGTTCAGAACGAACGGCCTCATGCTACATCTCCGACATTAGGTCTTCGAGATCGCGCTTGAGCTGGCGCTTGCGCTCGGGGTCGGCGTCTTCCATCATCTGGCGGATGTTGTCGATGGACTCCTCGCTATAACCGCTGCGGCGCATACGGCGACGGTTTTTCGGGTTGGCGGGGAAATTGCCGTACTGGTTGCGATAGCCCATACGGCCTTCGCCATCGCCGTTGTTATCCATAATGTACGACTCGCGGTAGCCTTGGCGCCCGCCGGCGTTACCGCCTTGGCCGTCATAGCCATAACGCTGGCCGTTCTCCATTGCGTCGATGACGCTGTCGTAATACTCTGCCTCGAGGCAAGACTTCTCTGCCTCTGACAGGTCTTTAATCATGTCGATGATCTGGCCCATCTGCTCGATCGAACCGCCGTCCATGTTCTGCAGGCGGCTCTGAGCCTCTTCGATGAGCTTATCTTTCATACGCTTGATGCGCTGCATGTTAGCCTCCTTATGCCTCGCGCTTGACCACGAGTGCGGGGTTTGCCGCCAACTCGATAGCCGTCGACCCAGTATTGACGACGGTCACAGTCGACCCGCCGAAACGGTTGCAAAACTTCGTCGACGCATGCACATTGTGCACATCGGTCGCAAGCGCGATGGTCTCGGTCATTGTCGTCTCGGGCAAGGTGTCGCTGTCTACGGCGATTGCCAAATTAGGCTGCGTGCCTGCGGCCCCGCCGACATTGCCAGTGAAATCGAATGCATACAGCCCTGCGCGAAGGCGCACGGACCCAGAACCCGTGCGATGGAACTCGCCACAGCCAGTGTGGAGTTTCACGACATTGAATGTCGCCGCTGCACCTGGCTGAATCGTCTGGGCTGCCGTATTTGACAGAACGATCATGTGCGTTCTCCTTTCATATACAGGCCCGCCCGAGATACGGGCGGGCCATGTCAATGCTTAATTGCAGCCGCAACCATAACCGGCGCAGGAGCCATACGGCTGGCCTGCCCACGGGTTGGCCGTGATATATGCCGGCGACGGGCACGGGCGGAGCGTATCGGTGAGGTACTGGTTCTGGGCGACCTGCGAGGCCTGGAACTTGAGGCTCTGGTTCTCATCGCGGAGGCGCTGGGTCTCCTGGTTCGTGAGGTAATCGACGATGCGGTCGCCGACCTTGTCGATAGCCTGCATCGTGGCGCAATGGTTCTGCTGGTTCTCGAAACGAGTCTGCATCGCCTGCTTCTGGTTATCGCAGCAGCAAGACGCGACCTGCTGCTGGATGGCGTTCGTATTCATAACGCCCTGGGTCGTGTTCGCTTGGATCGCGGCCTGCGTGTCACAGCAGCACTGCGCGAGCTGCGCTTGGAGGGCCTGCGTGCCGAGGCGGGACTCATAGCCCTGCGACACGACTGCCTGGTTGACGCCGTTGAAACCCTGGCAAAGCGCGTTCTGGACAGCGGCGAAACCGGTATTCATGCCGTTCGCGGTCGCATAGAAACCGTCGCACAGGCCATTATTGACGCCGTCCATCTTGCGCTCGAGCGATGCGAAGTCGGTCGCGAGGGCAAAGCCGTTCGGGACGCCTCCGTTGAACGTACAGCCGCTATCACCATAACCGCCATTGCCGAAGCCGCGATTACCACCCCAACCGAACAGGGCGAACAGGATGATGAGAACCCACCAGCCGCCATCGCCTCCCCATCCAGAATTGCGGTTGCCGTCGGTCACGGCAGCGACGTCCGCGGCACTCAGTGCAGAATTGTTGAACATTGTTCTAACCTTTCTACTAAATGTATATATTCCCGACACAGAGACCTAGGTTGCGCGCTTCTCTGCGGAGTCGGTTACATATGGAAAAACGATTTCGCCTGCGCGATCGCGTCTTCAGGCTTCACGCCGTACGTATTGCATAGGTTACGCGCGATCTGTTGGCCACGGTTGGCGTCACCACTCTTAATGACGTCGATCATCTCACGTGCGTTGGGGTTGTTCTGCAATGCCGGGTTATGCTGGATCATATCGAGGGCGAAGCCCATGAGGTTATTCTGCGGCATTTGCCTTCACCGCCTTCCTACGCGTCGTGGTAGCGCGTTTCGTCTCGACGTCGTACGGTAACCGATCTTCGATCCGCTCGACCGCATCAAACAGTTCGGAAATACGGTTGTCGATGATGTCAAGTTGGCTCGGCTGCTTAGGCTGGGCCTCAGGTGCTTCCGGCACGAAACGCATCGTCGAGATGTTGCCGTCAGGCGTCCAACGCTTACTGTAGATGCATTTACCGTCGGCAGCTGGGAACAACGCCATGGTGCCGTCGGTCGGCACCTCCTGCACCGTGATGTCGTCAAGCGAGTTGACGACGCGCCCAGAGATCTGCGGCACCATGCGTGCGGGCATTTGCTGGTATTGCGGTTGGTAGGGTTGGTACGGCTGCTGTACGGGCATATATGCAGACGCCATCGGTTGGAATTGATTCATGGTTTCCTCCTTACAAATACGGGGCGGCACAATGCCGCCCCGGGTATTACGGTAGCTTAATCGTTTGGCCGGCATAGATCAAGTTCGGGTTTGCGATGCCATTGATCTGTGCCAACACCTGGTACGACGTGCCATACTTGGCAGCGATACCAGACAGGGTGTCGCCAGCCTTGACAGTATATGTGCGTCCGGCAGACGCATTACCGCCGTTAACGGCTGCTTGCACCTCATTGTAGCGGGAGCCAAGTGCCTGCTTGCGAACGTCACCGTTGCCGTACTTGCCGGCCTTGACTTCCTCTGCGAGGGCCGATGCGCTCGCAGAGGCGATATGGTCGATGAAACCCTGCACCTCATTGTAGCGGGCGCCGAGTGCAGATTTACGCGCATCACCGTTGCCGTACTCACCGCGCATCACACGGCAAGCCAGCTCGAGCGTCGAGCCCTGCGGTGTGGACGGTTGCGGCGCCGGCAGCGGGACAGTGGCGCCATTAGGGTTAGCGTATTTACCCCATGCAACCACATCGCCATAGAACACATCACCGTCGACATTGCCGTTGTAACCGGGGATACGGACGGACGAACTGAACTGCCATGCACAGACCGACCCGACATCATAAGACGCCGGCAAGTTGTTTACCATACCGTAATTGATGTCGGTGATGTCGCCGGCCTGGTAGCCTGCGACCCAACGGCCGCAATTCGGTTCGACGCCGCCTTTGTTGAAACGCCACGGGTTCGCGTAGATCCACGGCCATACACCTGTCTTTTCATGCACACGACGAACGAAGGTGTTGACCCATTCGACCGGTTGATCGAAGATCAAGTTGCCGCGTTCGTCGTAGACGCCTTCCCAGTCGAGAACGGGGATACCAGCCGTGAAATAGTTTTCAGTCTGGCTGATAAAATAATCGGCTTCTGCGGTGGCGTCGTTATCGCGTGCGTAATGGTAGAACCCCCAAGGCAGACCGCGTGCGATCGCCTGCTGCACAAAACCATCGCAATACCTATCGGTGAAATCGACTCCCTCGGTCGCCTTCACGATGACGGCATCGATATCAGCGGTGCTGACGGGGAAACCTGCTTGCCAGTTGGAGATGTCTATGAACTTAAGGGACATATTACTTACCTTCGATCTCTGTCGGTTTTGCCGTCACAGTCGTCACCCCAAGGAGTGCACCGACGAGGGTGCCGGCGGCGGTGATCACAGTCACAGCGATTGTGGTCGGCGCCCACTCGACCGCTGTGCCGACAGTGCCGACGAACGTCGCGATCGCCGGGAGTGCGACGAGGCCGACCCACTTGAGGATGTTATATACCTTGTCCGGGATGATGTACTGCATAATTTCCACCTTAATCTTGGTGTGCTTCCATGATTTCATTATACATATGTGTACCGGGTCCGTTTAGCCCCAATTCATCATGATAATGATGATACACATCATCTACTTGCTGTTTTTCAGCAGCCGAGCATGGATGGCCTTCTATGACAAATCGTCGGTGTAGATCTTCGAGCCGGTAAAACAGTAGCTCACCGAGCATAGCGCGATTTTGTACGCGTTCTTCGTGTTCACGACGTGACATGTTATACAATTGCCTAGTGTTGGTTTTGATCGCATTTAACAACCAACCGATTATTGTACCCATAAGCGTGGTCACAACAGTTGTGGTCATATAGTTAAACATCAAATACCTCTTAAACAAAAACGATGACTGTGCTGCCCCTGTGCGAAGCCCTCAACGATCATGTTGTTAAAGACCTTGGACTCGATCGTAGATATGGATTACGCGTCGGGCTCACGATTAGTCGGCTCGGCGTAGATCCATGTGACGCTACCGTTGAGCGAATTTGTCCTTGAATGAGTGGGTACGCCTGCGTAGACGTATATATGCGCATCGTCGGCATTTTTGCCGGGGATCCACATCTGTCCAATGTTATTGCTCTGTTTATGCACGAGCGTGCCATAAAAATTGAATTCCGGTCGGAATTTGTACGGAATGACATTCGGAATCTTCCATGGTGTCCCAGGTTCTATTTGGTTGATGTCAATGACCGTGAGTGTCGCTATGCCGCCTCTGGCGTAGAACACTACCTCACCGTAGTTCTTATCGGAATAAAGCCAATAGAACGAGTCCTGAAATACTGATTCCCCGACGGACTTGAGCGAGGCCACTTGGTCAAAGAGTGCCACAGGCGTGCCGACACTGATGCCATTCAGCGGGATGCGCCAGAGCTTGAGGTCGTTAGATGTCGTCGCGGGGTCTGCAGCAGTCCCCGCGCTGGGCGTGCCCTTGATGACCACGGGCGTGATGCTCTCGATACCGGCGCCGGTCTTAGCGTAGCGCGCAACGACCAAGTCGTTACGTTTCTGGCCCTGTGTGCCGGACTGAACGGTCAAAGAGGTCGCAGCCTGGTTCCAAAAGCGCTTGCCGCCAACCATGCCGACGCCTGTACCGAGCGTCGCGTTGTTCGCGCTCGCCATTGTGAGCTTAAAATTGTCGCCGTACTTAAGCACGCAATCTGCCTTGCCGATGGTAGCGATATTCAATGCCGACAGGTCGTCCGAGCTGATGTGCTTGGTCCCCGTCATGCCGTCCACGATTTCAAATGCCATGTCGCTACTCCTTCGCGTTACTCATGAACTGCTGGAACTCGCCATCGTGCTTGGCGGCGAGCTTCTTGTACTCGTCCGTGCACCCCTTGCACAGCAAGCGCGTGGCCCTGCTGCCGTACTGGTCGAAGCGCTCGATCTCGCGCCAGTCCCCCGCCGCAGCAGCGCCTTGCTGGAGGTACGCATCCGCGCCACATCGGTCACAGGTGTAGTGGGTGAAGTTCTCTGTCTTTGCCATGTTCTCTCCTTTACTTTGTTCTCAGCCATGTGTGCGGCCCGATGCTCGGTACCAGCACCCATGTGCCGCCGATTTTGTTCGGGTCGAACGAGCCGTCCGTCTCCAAGTACTCGCCGACGTGGTGGGCAATTAGCCACGTCACGTTCTGGTTGGCCGCATCGAGGATATACTGCCATGGCACCCACGAAGAGCCTGAATTACCACCTCGCAACCATATATTACTAGCGTTTATGGCGATCTGCTTCGGGTACCCGCCAGAATCGTCGCCCCACTGCACGAAGGTGACGAGAGTGACATATGTCTCGTTACGCGGAAGCCCGATAGCGCTCGCGTACTTTAACTCGATCACCGTCTCGTGCGGGTGGTTATCCATGTACCACGCCGGGGTCCGGTTATCGTTGCGCGTGTCCTTGATCACGCCGCCGCTCGGCCCCTGCGGGCCCATCGGCCCCTGCGGGCCGGTCGCGCCCTTCGGCCCCTGGATACCCTGAGGCCCCTGCGAGCCAGCTGGGCCAGTAGGACCAGTCGGCCCTTGCTTTCCCGTCGGTCCTTGCGGGCCGGTAGCACCAGTGGCGCCTTTCGGTCCTTGCGGGCCGGTTGGGCCGGTGGCACCTCGCGCACCCGTGGCTCCCTGCGGCCCGGTAGCACCGGTGTCGCCCTTGGGGCCCTTGATGTTACCTACAAGGTATCTCGCCATGATCACTCACCTATCTCGTAGTAAAGCTCGCCAGTGGTTGAATCGTATGAGAGTGGCGGTGCCGCCGCCCCGTCTGCCACGTGCGACCAGAGGTTGCCATCGGAATCGACCGTGAGAGAGAAGAACCCCGACAGCGGGACGGTAACGCCGGAGTCGCCGCGGTCGCCCTTCTCACCCTTCGGCCCTTGGATGCCCTGAGGCCCTCGTTCGCCTTGCTCGCCCTTGACGCCCTGCGGGCCCGTCGCACCGGTAGCACCATTCGCGCCGGTCGCGCCGGTAGCTCCTGTGTCTCCCTTTGGCCCTTGCGCGCCAGTGGCACCAGTGGCGCCTTTCGGTCCTTGCGGGCCGGTAGCACCGGTTTCGCCGGTCGCGCCGATAGGGCCCTGTGCACCTGTCGGGCCTTGTGCGCCCTTTACGCCGGTCGCGCCACTCATGTCTGCTATGAGCGAATAGCCATTGGACGTCTTCACGTACAGCTCAGCATTGTGCGGGTCCTCGACATTCGAGCTGATCACAACGAAACCGCCGACCTTCACACCGTCCGTCTTCCATCCCGCCTGCATTGCGCCGTAGCTGGCGTATACCTTCGAGATGGAAAAACCCTCGCCTGTGTCGCCCTTAGGGCCTTGGACACCTTGGACACCTTGCAGACCACGCGGGCCGGTCTCGCCTTGGATACCCTGTGGGCCTTGCTTTCCCTGCACGCCCTGCGGCCCGGTAGCACCGGTGTCGCCCTTGGGGCCCTGCGGTCCAGTAGTACCTTTAGGGCCTTGCGGGCCAGTCGGCCCTTGCGGCCCGGTATCGCCTTTTGTACCCTGCGGGCCTTGGGGACCGCGCTCACCAGTTGCACCTGTCTCGCCCTTAGGGCCTTGGATACCAGTGGCGCCACGTGGGATACCGAGCGAGAGCGTCTTGACGAGCCCCTCGCCAGATAGCGACGCGGTGGCCTTAGAGCCTTCTACGAGCGTTGACACTTCTCCCATGGCGATATCAGCCTGCGCCCACGTCTGGAGCGAGTTCGAGGCGTCCATTACGGCCTTGTCGGCCTTGGCCTCAACGGCCTTGAGCGATTCCGCGTCGACCTCTGCACTGAATGTGTAGTTCTCGAGCTTCAGGCCCTTTCCAGCAAGGTACGTGTGCCCGCCACCTACACCGGCGATCGCGCTGGACGAGTTCTTTGTCGTGGTCTCGTTGCCGACATCATACCTATATGTTGCCACGCCGTGTGAGACCTGCACGATCTTCTTCACTACGGTCGCGCTGACGGTCTTACCGTGTACATTATCGCGCGCCGAGATGATGTCGCCTACATCGACGTCAATGTCGTCGTGTGCATCGACCTCGACGCTGCCTTGGGTCTGGTACTCCCTGAGCTTCTTGCCGCCCTCCTCCTCGAGCTTCGCCTCGTCGGCGTTACTGTAGTCGTAGAGCGCGCATATCTCGTCGACTCCAAAGAGGCTTTGGGTGTGGCTGATATTGCCGACTGTGTCCGCATAGAAATGGACTACGACGCGGTTCTCGAGATCGCCAGTGCCTGCACAGACAAGGTGATTAATACAGCGGTGAACTGAGGTCAGTGTGAAGTCCAAAAGGTCGGAATCGACCTTGTTCGCATAGTCTACCGCGGGCGGCAGAGAGATTTCCACCTTGCCGCCCTTGCGGCGCATGACGACCTTGCGGCCATTGGCCTTCGCCATGGCTTTCAAGCCGTTGTAACCGTCAACAAATCGGTCGAAAGTGTAACTCACCGACGTGTCGTCGGAAGCCGCGGAGAAAAGCCCGGAAAGCCCCATGCGCTCGATGAGCGACGCGAGCGCATCGCCCGCCTTGCCACTGACGGAGAGGTATCCGCTGCCAGAATCGGGGAGCAGGCGCTTGCCCGCCAGGATGCCGTGCCAGGTACGGCCCCTGCACAGAATCGAGCCTGATGCCTCCCTGCCGGCTTCGTAGCTCGCTTGGTCGATAACACCACCATACTCGGTGCCGTCGATGAACACAAATTGCCCCTCTTCGGGGGCTTCGCCCGCGCGGGCCTTCAATTTCAGTGCGTTCTCGTCGCTGCCGAAAGCTATGTCAAGCTCGAATTCCTCGATTTCGCGGATATCACCCACGGTTGAATCATGCACCACTAAGACCATGCCGGTTCACCTTCCTCCTCATACAGAGTCAAGTCGAAGCCGAAGCTGTTGTCCCACGAGATTTCGGACGTGCCGACTGGCACGCGCTCGAAGATGTACTCGCCGGAGCCCTCACCGCTGCCTCGGTGCGCCTTGCTGAATGCGTCCATCGTGGTTCCGTCCGCCCCGACCACGGTGACGGTTCTCCGCAACGGGTCTATGTCCATGTAGCCGCCCTCGGGAACGGTCACGTCCACCTGGTACAGGTTGCCAGCCAGGCGCACGGAGGGGTTGACCGCAGGCCCGTACACGATGAACTTCGCGGGGCTGCCCGAGTAGCCTGGGTTGATGGCGTATTGCCGCGGTAGAGTCGCGCCTAAGTCGTACGGCAAATCATGCGGCAAGTCGAGAAACTCATAATCCGCCGAACTCTGCACGGGCACGAACGCCGTTGTAGTCCCCCTGCGCCATACACCGTCGAGCAAAACCAAAGTGAGCTTGGCCGCGAAGAAATCGTCACCGATGCCGTCCACCTCCGAGGCCACCACGAAACAGCGCTGGAACCAGCCATTGACGTGGATAGTGCCTGGCGTGTCCTTCTGCATGTCCGTGTCAGCGTATTGGCGGAACGCATCAGCCTGCGCCATGTCCGCGAAGAAAGCCTTGAATGAGACCTTTCGGGCGCCGCGCGAGGCTGTGGCCAGCGCGCGATACCCGAGCTTGTAGTCCCATTCGCGGCTGAATAGGTCGTTTGGCTTGCCGACATAGATACCGGAGTTTAGCGGGATGATGGCACCGGTGCTAGACTCATATACGATATCAAGCATACGCGACCGCCTTCCTTGCCTTGCGTCCGAACTCCGATTCGCCCATGACAGGTGTGAACTCTGCAATGATAGCCGGCAAGTTCTCTGCCAGCCAGCTGATAACGGCCGATTCGCCGCCTGCTACATTGCCGACGCCCGGCACGGCGATATCTTGTGCCGTTGAAATCATACCGCGCATCGCGTTATCTGTAGACTTCGACAGCAAGTCTGCGTCATCGTCGACACCGAGCGCTGCGCCTTGCATGGTGTATTGACCGATCTCGCGGAACACACGCGACGGGGAGTGGATGCCGAGCAGGTTTTTTGCGCCTTCGATGGCATCGCCGACAGCACCCTTAACGGCATCGATCAACTTGCCGGCAGCACCCGTAACGCCGTTGACGAGGCCCTGGATGATGTTCGAGCCGATCGATGTCACTTGACCGGGTATAGATGCGAGGCCGTTGATAAGGTTGCTCGCGAACTGCGTAGCTGCGCTCGTGGCATTGCTCGCGAACTGCGACACCCAGCCGATGACGGTCGAGATGACGCCGGCGAGCCATGACGCTACATTGCCCGGCAAGGCCGACAGGAACCCGGCAATTCCAGAGATGAATCGCGAACCGGCGTTTACCGCGTTCGCAGCCATGTTGGCGACCCATGCGGCGACGTTCGCGATGACCGTCGACAGGAACGTCGCGATGTTGCCCGGCAACTGCGCAAACCATTGCACCAACGTGTTGATTGCGTTCGGCAGGTCGACGGTGAAGAATTGCACGACACCGGTCACGAACCCCGAGATGTCCTCATACAGTTGCGCGAAACCAGTGATCACAAACGCGACGACTTCTGTAATAGCGGCAAACAGCTTGATGGCCGTACTGATCGCCGCCGCGAGCCCGACGCCGATGATGTCCGCGATAAACTCGAGCAGGGGCTGCGCTGCCTGGATCGCTCCGAAGAAATCTTCGAAGGCCGGTGACAGCTGGTCGATAGCAGGGAGTACCAAGTCATTGACGGAATCGCCGAAAGTCTTGACACCAGAGCTGATCGCACTGAAAACGCTGTCTGCGGCATCTGCCGCAGGCTTCAAATTGTCGTTGAATACGCTTTCGAGTTTGCCGACGACTTTGTCGACGCCTGCGAATGCATCACGCATCGGCCCTTGCACGGCTTCAGGCAGGACACTGATGAGCGCGCTGCGGAGGTAGCGGCCGACATTAGGGGCATAATCTGCGACTGTCTGGCCGAGCGTCACCATGATCTGGCCGACCCTCGGGATGATGTTCTCGCCTGCGGTGACGACAGACCCGACGAGTTGATCCGTCAAGGCTTCCATGTCCGCGTCCTCGTTGCCGAGGCCGGCGAGCCAGTTCTCCCATGAGGCCTTCGCCATGTTGACAGAGCCTTCAATGGTAGTCGCTGCCTCTTCTGCCGTCGTGCCCGTGATGCCCATCTCGTCTTGCACGACATGGATGGCCTCGACGATGTCGGAATATGAGTCGACCGAGAAATCGCGCACTTTGCCCTGTGCTGCCGAGAACTTCTCGGCGTCTGAGAGCAAGCGCTCCAACTCTGATTTAGTACCGCCATAGCCGAGTTTCAAGCTGTCGAGCATCTCGTAGTTGCCACGCGACAGCGACATATATGCTTCCTGGACGGTCTCGAGCGACGTGCCCATCTTGTTGGCGTTGTCGCTCATGTCCGTAATGGCGGTGTTGGCCATGTCGGCCGCGGCCTCGGTGTTGCCGCCGAGTGAGCTGATCAGCGCCGCCGCGAAGCTCGTCGAGATCTCCATATAACGGTTGGCGGAGACACCTGCCGTCTGGTAGGCATTTGCCGCGTACTGCTGCATCTTGCCCGACGAGGCTTTAAACAGGGTGTCGATACCGCCGACGAGCTGCTCGTAATTCGAATATGCGTCGAGTGCAGTTTTACCGATGGCGACTGTCGCGGTACCCAATGCAGCAATTGCGGCACCGCCGACTTTCGCGGCGGTGCCCAATGTGTTTTTGATGCCGTCGCTGATCTTGTCGACCTCGCCGGATGCCTGGTCGTCGCATGTGATCTTGACGGCGAGGTCGAGCAGATTCATACGACCACCAATCCCGCCCTTTTCGTGACGTCCGCCACTACTGCGGCGGCGTCGATGTCTTCATATACCTTGGGCCGGACTTGGTCGTACCAACGGCGACCGATAAACTTCTGTTGGCCCATGAGGTATAGGGAGTCGGTGACGTATACTTTAAACGCCATCTCGTCCCGTTCTTTCCTATAACGGGCCAGTGTGAACTTGACGAACGCGTCGGCCCTTAGAGGACCTCGAAACTCTCCGAGGCAGAACCAGGCGCACCTGCGCCCTTCTCTGTCTTCTGCGATGATAAAAAATCGATGAACGCATTGTCGGTCATGATTTCCATGGTATCGGTGAACAGCTTTGCGAGGTTGAGCATCTCGGTATACTGCTTGGCGGTCACACCCTCGATAGCGGCTAAGATTGCGATGATGTCTTGCTTGTGCCCCTTGAGTAATGCCGGCATGCCCTTACGCATACGCTCTGCGAAGAACTCACGCGCTTCCATGCCTTCCGGCACGGCTTTGCGCTTGAACATTTCGTTGATGTCCTTGTCTTGTGCGATATTTGCGATGGGGTCGATGATGTCGGCGATGACGTCGAGAACGCGGTCACCCTTGATGTCACTGAGTTTCATTTATTTCCTCCTTCTGGCCACGCCTAGGCGTCGGCCGAACCTGCCTTGATGTAGATCTCAAACGGTACGGTATCGATGTTCTCGAGGCTATAATGGCCAGTATACTCGAATTCAAACGTGCCCTTCGCCTTGTCGCCAGACTGGATCTTGAAACCGCCAGTCGACAGCGCGCTGATGAGCTTGATTGCGATGAAACCGGCCTTGCCGGCAGACGCACCGTCATTATTGACATCGGAGTAATCGCCAACCCACCAGATATCTTTGAAATCTTTGACATCGACATAATTGCGGGGTACGACCTTGGTCGGGTCGTCGCTCGCGACGGCAGCGGTGCCGATAACAGACACAGCGGCCTTCGTGTCCATCGTTACGAACGAGCCGGACATCTTGGCGTCCCAGTCGTCGAGCTTCTTGAGCTCTTTCGTATTCTTCGGGCAATTGTCGATGTCCTCGCCAAAATCGCTGAATGACGGCGTAGCCTCGAACGACACGCCGCCGCTCGTCGCGCCGACAATATTAGACGCGGTGAGCTTGCCGGTCGCCGTGTCAAAATCAGTGGTGAGGATACCCGCACCGAGCTGGAGCTTCTTGAAAGTATCCGTTGGGATCTGTGTGAACTTAGCCATTTAACTTGTCCTCTCAAAACGAGGTGATAAACTCTGCCGTCACATTGATGTGGCGGCGCTTGATCTTATCGTCGGCAGTATCGCCCATGCTCTGGCAGAACGGCGAGCCCTTTTTGAGTATGACACCACCGCCATCACATGGGATACACTTGCAGCCGATAAGTGCCTTTGAGACTTCACGCGCTTTCGCGTTCGGCTCCGCCTCGGAGTCGCCACGATACCAGATGTCCATGGCCAATGCGACTTCGCCGCCCCAGAAATCATCGGTTGCGAGCTCGTACGTGATGTATGGGAACTCCGCCTCATCGGGTACGGAAGTCGCCGCATGCGCCGGGATACCGAAACCGGCCATGAAACCGTAGACCGCAGCTGCAGGCGTCATGATAGGCTCCATTCCTCGGCGCTCACTTGCTCGAACTCGAACGACGCGACAGACGGCGTGCGCTTGTCGTCACCATTCGACATGACGCGGAACACCTGCCCGTCCGACTTGCGTTTGAAAACGTCGTGGAACTCGAGCGAAGCATTCGCCGACGTGGTGACGGTGTACGTATTCGTGAGGCCGTCTTTCTCGGCGATTCGCGCCTCGAGGCTCGTGTCCTTCACGATAGCAGCCTCGAACTCGGCGCCTTCCTGCCAGGCAGTCGTGAAACCGCCTTCGCCGTCGGACACCTTAGCCTTGTTCATCACGACGCAAGGCTCTTTGAAAGCATCGATCAAACTCATGGCAACTTCCTCCAACGATTGAGGCGTCGGCGAAATGCGTCTTGCCATCGCATGGGCATGCCGTCGGAAGCAGTGCCCTTCGTGTAAGAATACCCGCCGAACGACTCAGAAGTATATACGGAGTCGGGGTTGGCCTTACGCCACGCCTCGATTTCAATCGCGATGTCGGTAACTGCTTTCGGCACGGCCAACGCCCACACCTCGCCATCGAATACCTCATCGGTGAGGTCTGATGTCGGGTACTTGTGCAGGCCGTCGTTGAAAACACTGCCGACGATGCGGTAATACTGGCCAGGCTTGACGAAACCATGCGGGAGGGTGAGCTCGCCGTCCATGACGGTGAGCTCACCTGCGAGGTAATCGCATTCGAACCAATTGTGGATCTCGGCGAGCAACTCCTCCAGCATGTCGACTCCTTAGGCAGTCTTCGGCGCGGTGATGATGCCCTTCATATGACCGGCCTTCAGCGTGTTCTTGAGGGCGACGCCAGCAACGAGCTCCACCTCGCCCTTCTTGACGGCACCCGGGAGGGTGAGGTCGGGCATGTAGGACGTGATGACCTTGGTGCCGGTCGGGGAGATGCCATGGAAGGCGTCGAGGCCGAACTTGACCGCGTAGATATCGGAAGTGCCGAAGGTGCCGGAACCGGCAGCGGTGTCGGCGACGATGTCGACGGTCTTGGTACCGTCGTAGAATTCACCGGCGTCCATGAGCTCGATGCCGTTATACGTCTCGACGACGTGGCCGAAATCGTCCTTCGTGGACTCGTAATAACCGGCGCGGCGGGCAATACCGCGGAGCTTGGAGAGCATCTTGCGGTTCATGAGCAGCATGTCGGGCATGCCGTCGATGCCGGAGATGAACTCATCGAGCTCGTCGAGGAACTGGTTGTAGTTGGCGTCCACATTCGCGCTGGTAGACAGGTCCGCGGTGGCGGTGTACTCGGTGGAAGAACCGGAGAGCAGCTTGTTGAGGCCGTCGAAAGTGCCGGTAGTCTTACCGGGTGCAGCAGTACCGGTCGTGGTGCCGTTGATTACACAATGCGTAAAGAAATTAGCAGTGGCCTTGATCTTCTCGTCAGCCTGGAACACGAGCTCATCGATGGCGCCGGAAGTGTCCTGGATGACACGGTCGACCTCGAAGGCACCACCCATGATAATGGCCTGCGTGGTCTTCTTCTCACGCTTGGCCTCATTTGCAGTGTACTCGGAGTTGATGGCACGGACGGCGGCAGTGGAAGGCGTCTTCAGCTGCGTGTAGCCGTAGACGAGCGTGGAGCCGCCGGTACCGGGGGAGATGGCGTTATCGAAAGTGAGGCGGTCGAGGAGCAGGGAGGATCGACGGAACATGTCGACGATCTGCTGATCGACCTTGTCGGCCATGCCGACCTTGGCCTCTGCGAGGGTGATAGGCATAATTGCCTCCTTTAATCAGTGTTCTGCTTGGTGTACTTCTGTCGCAGGGCTTCACCCAGCGACTTCGGTTCTGCCTCGCCGCCGCCTGCGCCATCAGGGGGCGTATCGACGCCAGCGGGCTTCTTGTTTGTGGTCGAGATGAAATCAGACCACTCGCCTTTGACCTTCTCCGTGACCTTGTCGGCGTCCTTGATGGCGCCGTCCTCGACCACGATTTCGGATAGGTCGGCGACACGCATCACGGCATCCATACGCTTGGGGTCGACGCCTGCATCGGTGAGCAGCTTGCGGTACAGCGATTTCTTCTCGCGGTCGGCGGCAGCCTTAGCGGTATCTGCCTTGAACGCCTCGAAATCGGCATGCTCCTTCTCGAACTTCTCTTTGTAACCGTCTGCCGGCTTGGCTTTGAGCTCCTCGAGCTCTGCCTCAGCCTTCTTCAGTCGGTCCGCTGCATCCTTGAGCCCATCGCGCTCGTCCTTCAGCGCGTTGACGGTCTCAGTGTGTGCGTCGATGATCTGGTCGATCTTCTCGTCTTCGATCCCCATGGATCGGAGGAGTTTGCGGGTAAGTGCCATGGTGTTCGCTCCATTCCTTCGGACTCTGGGGTACGTGCTTCGACCCCATACTGCGTAGCGCATTGCTTCGCGCATTTAACATAAATAATACCAGGTTAACTGCTGCCGCCTAGTGCCTTTTTCAGCACTTGACGATATTGTGCGCCATGCTCGGAAGCCGCAGGCCTCAGGAACGGCTGCGCCTTCTGGCGCGAAGTACCGAGCTCGACGTACGGCGCGTATTCGACATTGGTACCGATATACACGGCGTCATCGCCCGCATCCACCTCGTGCGTGATCGACCCGCGCAGGTTACCGGTATCGACCGGGCATTTCTTAGCCGCATAGTTCTCGGCCAAGAGCCCGATCTTCTCAAGCGCGACGCCGATAGCCGAATCGATGCCGTCGACTGCCTGCTCTGTGTTGTCTTGCTTTACCGTGACGTCGCCGGCCATGTCACGCCTCTTCCTCGATATAAAACGGGCAGTCGGCACCGTCGAAATAGACGGCATCCGGCTTGATGTTGCCGAGGCGGCGCTCGTACGCCATGCAATATGACTTGTCGGGCGAGTCCTCCCACGGTGCCGGGCCGTGTGCGTTTGCACAGGTCCGGCATTTACGGGGGTTGCGCTTCAGGCAGCCAAATGAGTCGTCGAGCTCGAGGTTGGGTACTTTCTGTTTCTCAGTGGCCATGGTACTCCTTACTTGTATTTGTCCTTTGAGCCTGTCCACTCTTTGGGATCCTGCTGGAACTTATCATAACCCTGTTCGGGGTGCAATTCCAATACGACGTGCATCTTGCCGTCGGTGCCTTTATATACATCTGTGGCGGTGTAGTAACCGCCGCGCTGCAAGATCATCTCTGACTCGTGGCCGAAACTGTGTTGCTCTTTTTTACCGTCCCAGCTATGCCCACTGTAGCTGGCGCCAGAGAACGCTGAAAATGGCTCTGCGTACATCATCTCAGACCCGGCTGGGCAATAGATCTCCATTGCGACAGGCTTGCTGCTGAAACCCTTACCCTTCGCCGTACCAGTCGACACAAACGACTGGATGCGGTTCGACATGCCGACAAGCGATTTAAGCTCATCGGTATCCATAGAATACAACTCCGATGCATCTATGCCGAAGAACGACTCCATGGCGTTGTAATCGCATCCACGCACAAGCCACGCGTCGTGGTCATATGTTGATTTCTCGATAAGCGACGTCATGTTGCGGATTGCAGAGCCCTTGCCTTCGAAGTCGATCCACACATTGCCGACACCCTTATAGAACTTCTTCTCCCAGCCGGAACCACTCTGCGACCACGGCTTCTGGAAACCGGACAGCGGGCGGTTCCAAGCGCCGGAACTCTGCGTATAGCCATAAATGCCATTGCGTTGTGACTTGGTGGCTTCACGCCAGACCTTGCCGCATACGTCTCGAAAATGCTTGTCGGCCTCAGCCGACGAATCGAACTTCCATGCGTTCGCCTTGCGTTCCTCACTGAACGCTGAATCTTCGACGAGCCCGATATCGACCATCTGCTTATGGATCGACTGGCGCTTGAGCCTCAATGCCGACATGTCGTCGACATGCGCCTTATACGCCTGGCCTTGCTTGTCGAAATCTTCGACGTTATCGATGAGCCCCTGCCACTTCACCAACGCGGCATCATCGCCGGCATCCATAGCCTTGGCGGCTTGTTCCTCGAAATACTCGAGTTTCTTGGGGATCGCCTCTTTCTTCGCTTCCCAATCGGCAAGGGTCACAGGGTCTTTCCAAATGCCGGAATACGTCTTGTCGGAACTCTTCATGAGTTCTTTCAATACGTCGATCTCGTTGTCGACATCCTTCAGCTGGCTGTCGAGTGAATTCGCGAGCTTCTGCTCTTTGGTCAGCTTCTCGGCTTTCCATTCCTCATAGCTCATCTTGCCGAGCTTGTTGGCACGCTCGACCTCGTCATACTCAACATCGCCGATAACAGGCACTAGCGTACAGCGGCAATTGTAAATCTCAGACCCCGGGCCATCTGGGTCACCGGGGTACTTCAACCCGTTGCTGAATTCCGCATCGAGCTTGACGACCTCGCCGTCTAGGTGGCGGTGGCTGCCGCGCGTGCGCGAATCGAGCGCAGCGAGCCATTGCTTTTTGACATCGATACCCATATCGGCGGCGCGCTCATAACCCTTGAGCTTGCCGAGCGAATGTGCACTCGTGATGGCGGTGCGTGCCGCCTTCATCGCGGCGCGCTGGTCCATGGCGGCGATGCCTGCGATCGACGCGGCGAGCTGTGGGACCGTCTGCCCCTGCAATACCGCCTGCGTCACCGCAGACGTGACATGGCGGCTGTTCCATGCCGTATCTTTCGCCTTGTCGAATGCCGCATGCGGGAGCAGGTCGGGCTCATTCGCGACGAGCTCCATGACTGTGTTCTTGTTGTACAGCGTGAACGACGTGTTCGCCTTCGCGCCGTGTTCGATCTCATACGTCGCGAAGTTCATGCCTTCGGCATACACGCCCGCCGGCACTTGGTTGACATATGCCATCGCCATCTTGTCGGCTGCGGTGAGGTCCTGCGTCAATGCCCGCTCGAGTGCCTTGAGCTGGTCGTTATGCAACGCCTGGTCCTTACGCCAGGCTTTGTATGCCTTCGCGTCCTTCTTGCCGGCTGCGACATCGGCTTGCCATTTCGCATCGTCGGCCGCGAACTGCTTAAGCGAGGCCTCGATACGGGAAGTCATGCCGTCGACCGCATCGGCGTAGGTGAGCTGCAGCTTTTCCTGCAGCTCCTGCGCCTGCTTCTCGAGCAATTTGGCCTGGGTGTCCTCCTGTGCCTTCGCAGCTTTCGCCGCGAGCTTCTTGCCTGCCTTGCCGGCACCGTCCTTCGACTTGTACCCGTTCTTGAAAGTACCGTCAGGCATCATGTACCCGTAAGTGCCGTCCGTGAATGTGTTGACGGTGTACCCGCCTTTGTCCTCACTCTTCAGGACCTGCGGGCCTTTCGGCTCTGCGGCGACGAGCTTGGTGGCTGCCTTCTTGGCGCCGTCTTTCGACTTATAGCCCTCTTTGTGCTTGCCGCCGTCCGTCATGTAGCCGTAGGTGCCGTCTGAATATGTGTCGACCTGGAAGCCGTCGAAGTGTTGCGTCTTGGTGACAACCGCAGGGCCTTCTGCTTCCTCGGGCACGAGCTCGTACCCGCCGAACTCCAAGGCGAGTTTGATCGCTGTCTCCTTCGTCGGGAATGACGACGGCGTCATATAGCCGGCACTCGTCACATATTTCCACCCCGACCCATCCTGGATAATGGGGATCTCGTCAATTGAATGGATCTTCACGGTAGGACCACCTTAAATGCTAAAGCATGCCGTCATCGTCGTCGTCATCGTCATCATCGCCATCATCGCCAGTGGGTGCAGTGGCATTCACCAGCGTGCCCATGCGCTCCTCGTTTTCGGCATCGAGGCGTTCCTTGATCGCCGGCACCTCATTGGGCGAGATGTTCGGCAGCTTGCGCAAGATTGTCTCATGGTCGAGGTACTGTGCTTCGCTCATCACCATGTCGACCTGCTCTTTCTGGTTGCTGATGCGCGTGCGCTTGAACACGGGCGCGTCCTCGATACCCATGAGTGTGAGCAGCTGCTGCACGAACTCTGAGACCTGGTATTCGAAGTCGCTTGCCTCCTCATCCATAGGCTGGTACGCGGCGTCGATATGGTCGTTGGTCGCGCCTGCGGCCACAGTGTGCACGTCGAGCGCGCCGAAGTCCTCGTAGATGCCGTCGCGGATCGACTGCAGGTATGCCTGGCGTGCAGCGTACGGGATCTCCTGGGTATACGCCTGGGCGTTGCCGCCGTCGTCGGAATCGACGAGCGCGACGTGGTTGATCTTCAGGCGGTCGAGGAATTTCTGCAGGTCCTTGTCGCTCATGCCGCCCGCATTCGACACTAGCCAGTAGATCTGCGCACAGTCGGTGAGGTCGTTTGCAAAGCCGCTGCGGATGAGGTCGTAGCTGTCGATCGCCTGGCGCATGCCGACAAGTGTCGACTGGTGGAGCTTCGAGCCCCACATCGGCACCACGGGCAACGCCGAGTAATTCTCGCCGCCGATCACTTGCTCGATACCGTCGGCCGGCGTATAGCTCGTCTTCTCGATGTACGGGCGCTTCTCCTCGACGACATCGAGGCGCTCGCTAGTGGAGCCGTTCGCGTCTTGGTAGCTCTGGTAGCGGGTGTATCCATCTGCCTCGTAGAGCACGACCTGCATCGGGCGCGACTGGTCGATACGCCAGAAGCGGATACCCGCCTTGAGTGTGCCGTCGTATTCGTCCCAGAGCGGCACGAACTCGGTCAGCGGGAAGACGAACATGCGGTTGAGGTTCCAAAAGCCGAAGCACACGCCGTGGATGAGCGCATCGTATGCGAGCGTGCGCAGGTCGTGGTCGAAATGCTTGCCGAGCTTCTCCTTTGTCTCGTCTTTCTTGCCCACCTCGTCGACATCGATGAACGACACACCCTGGCCGAGCGAATACATCGTGCGTTGGGTGTTCAGGCGGTGGAAGAAATTGCTCGCGATCTTGTTGTTGCTAGCCGTGAAGTCCACGAGCTTAGACCCGGTGATGTCGAACACCTTCTGCACGTATGTGTTGATGGTCGTGTTCTCCTGGCGGTCGTATGCATCGGCCATGCGTGCCGTGCGGTACGCCTTACCCGCTTTGTGCCGCTCGATCGCCTCCAATACGAAGCCTTCGCGGTTGGCGTCGCCCGCCTCCACGAAGTCCTGGTACGTGAGCATGCGCGACTTGTCGTCGCGTACCTCGTCCCATCTCATAATGCGAACCTCCTAGGCCCCTCGTCCGCGCCGCCCATAAACGGCGACTCATATACCATATCCCTCGGCTTGTATACGCGCTTCGTCCTCACGAAATACCTCAACGCATCCATGCCGTGGTCGTCGACCTTGACCGGCTTGTCTTGATCTGCCTTATCATCCCACACATAGCCGCAGAACTCACGCGCCAATTCGGTGAGCGTGTCCCCGATTTTGACCTGCCCCAACTGCATCGCCGATGCGGTGTCGCGCACGCCGTCATCGACGTCGTTGTCGGCCTTCCGTACTTTGAACCCGCCGCGCTTGCGCAGCTGCGCGATGAACGACGATGCACTGGGGTCGACTATGACCTCGACCTCGGTGTCTTCAGGTGCGTCGTCCGTGAACACGACCAAGTCATCGACATAGTCGGGGTCTGCCTTCTGCCTGCCTTCCTCGCGACCCGAATAGCGGTACTCGCCGACCGCATGCCAGGTGCCGGCAGAATCGAGCAGCCATTTGATCGCATGGAAAGGGTTCTGCGTGCCGTAGTCGATACTGATGCAGTAGCCGCGTACGTCTCCCGGCTCCGCCGGTGACCATGTCGGTTCCTGTGCATCCTTCCAGTTCGGGTACACAAGGCCTTCGGCCTTCGCCCACAAGCCCCTGATGTACCGGTCGTAGTACACGGTGCCGCGGTACTCTGCCTTGAGGCCCGCAACATATGCAGGCGGCAGAAACGGGTTGTCGTCGATCGTGTACTTCTGCACGAACATGTCGATACCCGGGTCGGCCTCGCCCTTGTCGATGAATTGCTTGAGCCAGTGTGTCGGGCCTGCCGGGTTGCAGGCTCCGTGGCATTCGCTGTACGGCAGGCTCAGGCGGCTCTTGAGCATCTCGAATACGTCCGGGTGGATGTCGCAGATCTCGTCGCAATATGCGAACTTGACCTCGGAGCCTCGGAGCTTCGATACCTGGCCTGCGTTCTCGGCGCCGATGCAGTACACGCGCTCGCCGAAGATCTCGCACCAGTTGCGGGCGTTGATGTCACCGACGAACTTATCGCCCCACATGTCTCGCATCGGCGTCAAGACGTTGCGCTCGATGTTCTCCTTCGTGGCGCCTAAGATCAACGCCAGGCCTTTCTTGCCGCGCAGCTTGATCAGCCTGTCCGGGATCGTATACTGCACTGCCAGGTGGCTCTTGCCGGAGCGCACCGCGCCCGTTGCGAGGTTCCAGCGGTGGTGCGCCTCGCGCACATATTCGGCCTGCTTACGCGTCAGCCTTATCTCCATCTGCCGCCTCCTCGATCTGCACGAGCACGTTCTTCACGTCGATGATGTCGCCGTCGTCGGCAGGGAGCTGGGGCTGCATCGATCTCCAGGCGTCACCGCGTCGGTTGAACAGCCACATGGCGATGGCCTTCACGTCTGCCGGCACATGCTTCTTGATCTTCCTGGTCAACACTTCCCGGCCTGTGTCGGGGTCGAGCGTCCACGTCTCCTCGAAATAGTCATACCCGAGCGCACGCTTGAGCAATGCGCCTTCGACCTGGCCGTCTACGAGGTCCTCGGTGATGGTGAGCGCCTTGTCCAGCTCAGGCGACTGCTGGCGCCATTTCATGAGCGTGGTATGCGCGACACCGATCTTGTCCTCGGCGATCGCCTTCACCGAGAGCCCTCGGCGCCTCCAGTCGTTGATCAGCTCTATGCCGTCTTCGCCGAGCCAATAGCGTTTCCGCTGTATCGCGTTGTTGAATTTGATGTAAGGCAAAAATATCCCTCCTCGTCTATCAAATATATTTTACAACGCCGGGCGGGACCGTTCAAATGACTGCTCGGCTGTGTATACTGTGTATACTGTGTATATGCGGTATGCACAGCTGAGGTATCGGCGGCCTTTCGATTTTGCAACTGTATATATTGTATATACCCACCTCACAAAATTGAAACGCTTTAATGAGTTAATCGAGGTCAACATATACGCCTTTAACTGCCTGTCACACACGTGTCACACTGGTGTCACACCGCTTTTTTCGATTTATCTGCACCGTGTGACAGGTAGTTCTGACAAAACGCGATGTAGACGCATGTATTTGCAACTACCTGTCACACTGTCACACTGACACACTCCCCTATACCCCTATATTTTGAAAATATATGTATACTAAAGATACCTATAGAAAATAT